CTAAAAGAGCTATAGAAATTAATAATATTAATAACACTAGAGTAGGACCAGAACCAGAAACTGCCTATGCTGCTCAATACCCTTATAATAATGTTGTTCAATCAAAGTCTGGGCATATTATTGAAATTGATGATACTCCAGATAATGAAAGATTACACACTTACCATAAGTCGGGCACATATACAGAAATAAATAAAGACGGTCAAAGAGTTTCTAAGATTGTAGATAATGATATAGAAGTTGTTGTTAAGAATAAAACCGTCTATATCAGTGGAGACTGTAACATAACAGTACTAGGTAATCTGAATATCACAGGTAAAAAGAATGTCACTATACACACAGATAATGATGTAGCTATTTCAGCTCCTGGTGGATTAAACATAACTAAGGGAAGCTTGTATGTAGAGGGTTCTATATCCTCTTCTGTTGGAGCTACTGGAGTATTTGACAGTGACGGGACAAATATCACAGTAATTAATGGCATCGTTACCAATATAGAATAGGGAATATTATGAGTGATGTAGAACACATTAAAAAGATGGCTGAGCAAATTCGGCATACGACAAATTGCGACGCTCTGGAAAGAATGGTTGCAGAACATGTTAAATCTGTTCTTGATTTAATAGATGCAGCAGTTTTAAGAGAAGCAAAAAAGCTGTCAGAAGCACTACCTTTGATAAGCTTACCTTCTCCAGACCCAGTTTCTATTGTTAAATGGCTGGGTAAGCTTATCCTTAAAGACGTTTATCCTGATTTAGAGTCTGCTGTAAAATACGCTATTCAAATAGTTCAGTTAGCCTCTGCTGTTGCTGAAGTTGTAGCAGCTGTAGCTTATGCTGCAGAACAATTAGCTGCTTGTGCAATACTAATACCTGCAGAAGTTACAGGAGCGGTTATTAATGATTTGACTAAAAATGTAAATGTTCTTGTGGATGCAGCTCTCAGTAAAGTCGTGGTAACTCACACAGCTATGGCAGGGATTGTTCCTGCTATAGGAAATGTTACCTTTGATACTTCTTCTTCCTCTAGTTTCGTCGCATCAGCATCAACCACGCTAAATTCAGTTAAAACATTAGTAGTGGATCACATAAATACTCCTATACCACCACCATAAAGAGATAAAATGGCCACAGGATTTAATGCAGATAAATTTACCGCGACAACAACTCAGTCGTTGTTATACAGCGACATTTTCACCAATTTTACAGTTCACCCAGAACTTCATGATTTAACCGTAAAAAAGAACGAAGAAGCGGTAAAACAAGCTATATTAAACTTAATAGCAACAAACAAATATGAGAGACCATTCCAGCCAGATTTTGGTAGCAACATCAGAAACTATCTCTTCGAGCCAATTAATCCCGTCACTCAGCAGGGAATAAAAGAAGCTATCACTAACGCCATCGACAATTACGAACCAAGAGCTAAATTGATTAGTGTTGTTGTTACTCCATATATAGATGAAAATGCATACGCTGTTTCTATTGTCTTCTATATTATCAATATAAATACACCGGTAACATTAACCACCATTCTCCACAGAGTTAGATAAAGATGGCAAATTCTAGTATCTCATTGACAAGTCTAGATTTCGCTGATTATAAAAACAGCCTAAAGACTTATATGCAGTCTCAGCCACAGTTCGCTGACTACAACTTTAATGCTAGTAATTTAAGCGTTCTTCTAGATCTTCTTTCATATAACACATATCAAAATGCATATTATATGAATATGATTGGATCTGAAATGTTCCTTGACACGGCTCAGCTTCGCGACTCAGTGGTCCTTAAGGCTGTTGAGCTTAACTATACCCCAAGATCGTTCCGTTCTTCTTATGCTAAGGTAAACATTGCTGTCGCTAATGTCACTAATAATCCTGCCTTGTTAACTATTCCTTCTGGTACATCATTCACAGGTAAGGCTGGTTCTAATTCATATACCTTCTCCACCAATGAAAACATTGTAGTTAATGTTAGTAATGGCGTATTCTATGCTAATAATGTTGAAATTTTCGAGGGGTCTTCAGTAACAGATACCTTCGTAATTAATTCATCTGTTAATGTTGACAAACAACAGTTTATCTTATCTAACCCTACCATTGATACTAAGTCATTAAAGGTTATCAGTGTAGAAAATAATGGTTCTGACGCAGTACCATATGTTCTATCTACTACATTATTAGACATTAAAGAAACTACACCTGTTTACTTCTTACAAGGTTCGGACAATAGTCAGTATCAGATTATCTTAGGGGATAATGTTGTTGGTCGCAAACCAGCAGACAATTCAGTTTTGGTTGCTAGTTATCTAGTAACTAACGGGCAGCTACCTAATGGTATTTCTGCATTTACTTCAAACGGTTTACTCAATGGTGGAACAGTTACCGTACAAACTGTTTCTGCTGCTCAGGGTGGTGACATTGCAGAAGATATTGAATCAATTCGTTTCAATGCTCCTCGGTATTACGCTACACAGGAAAGAGCTGTTACAACTACGGATTATGAAACTCTATTACAAGTAACATATCCTGAAATTCAAGCCTTATCAGTTTATGGTGGTGAGACTACAACTCCTCCTCAATATGGTAAAGTTATTATTTCTATGAAATTGTATAATTTTGATATTGTTCCTCCTTATAAAGTCAATGAATACACAGAGTTCTTAAAGGTTCGTGCACCACTAACTATTACTCCTGCGTTTATTGAACCCGAGTACACCTATGCAAGTGTTACTACTAATGTTAAATATAACGTAAATCAGACTACATTACAACCAGCAGATATTTCTGCTTTTGTAACTTCAGCTATTCAAAATTATAGCAGAAATAATCTTGAAGACTTCAAGTCCACTCTATTATATTCGAAGTTAGTTTATGCAATCGATAATGCTCAGTCAACTATCATCAGCAATGAAACTGATTACACGGTGATGAAAAAGCTAATTCCATCGATGCAGGGTAATAAGAACTACCAGTTAAATTTCAAAATGGCTATTAATTCTAATCTTCCTCCAGAAGCGTTAAATCACGAAATTGGAGATGAGCATGCTGTTCAAACTAGTAAATTCATTTATAATGGATTGCTTGTTAATATTGAAGACGATGGTAATGGCAATCTTCGTATCGTTCAAGAACAATCCGATGGGTTACACCATACCTTAGTAGATACCGGCGTAGGTAATGTAAATTATGAAACTGGCACAATTAATATAACTAACTTCTATACTTCAAACTACTTCGGTGATTCTATTCGGGTTTATATAGTGCCAAGAAATAAAGATAATAGCACTAATGAAAATGTAATTTTTCAAATTCCCAATGATGAAATCAAGGTATCAGTACAGATCGTAAGACAGTAATGAGTGTATCAGAAAAAACTATTTCTAATTTAATTCAGAGTCAGTTTCCTGCATTCTATAATGAATCAGGTCCGACTCTAATTGCGTTTGTTCAAGCTTACTATGAATGGATGGAGCAAGAAGGCAATCCTATCTATCAGGCTCGTAATCTATTAGAGTATAATAGGATTGATTCTACTGTAGAAGAATTCTTAGTTCATTTTAGTAACACATATCTACAAGGTCTTCAGTTTGCTTCTGTTGCTGAAAAAAGATTAACAGTAAAGAAAATCCTCGACCTTTATAGAGCAAAGGGAAGCCTTCGCGCACTCAAGCTTCTATTCCAGTTAGTATTCAAAGAAGATATCGAGGTATATCTTCCAGCTACAGATATTTTAAAACCATCTGATGGTGTGTGGAATGTTCCTCAGTATTTGGAAATATCTAACACTTCTAGAAATAAAGAATTCGTTGGTAAGCAGATTACTGGGTTCGCTTCAAAAGCGACAGGGTATGTAGACCGTCTTGTTCGTAAGAGAATTTCCTCCAAGTATGTTGATTTATTCTTTGTAACCAATACCTCAGAAAATAATTTTAGAGTAGGAGAATTATTAACCTTTGACAATGATTTGTCCAAACCTTGCCCAAGTGTGCTAGGATCTTTAAATTCTCTACACCGTCTCGATGGTGGCGCTGAGTTAGCAGTAGGTGAAATTGTATCTCTAACTTCTGATTATGGTAGGGGTGCAACAGCAAGAATTACCGAAGTAGAAGATACTACAGGTGTTGTTAATTTTAAATTAGAGCCAACAGTAGATAATCTTGGCAAATTAACAGGGTTTGCTGATGGTGGTGATGGTGGTTGGGGATTCAGTAAGCTTTATTCTAATGTGTTTATTTCTAATGCTGTAATCACTTATGCTAATGTTCAACTATCTGGAGCGAATGCATTTTTACAAAAATTTACCGGAGTAACATTTAATAAAGCTCCTATTACTCTTGCTAGTGTTGCAATTTCTAATACAACAGGCGGGTTTACTTGTACTGCTGCTAATGTTGCTATTTCTGATCGTGTTACAATTACTGGAACATTAGGTGGTACTGGTACAATTACTGGTTATAC